CTGGATTGTATAAGACTTCTTCAATATTTGTGTAATGAAAGGACAATCAATATTATGCCACAATTTGTAAAAAATGAAAATGGTTGGTCTTATAGATCTACCTGGTACATTACCGAAATAGATCCAGATTCTGGTAAAAAAGTTAGGAAACGTAAGTCCAAGTATGTAACAGGCTTTGCAACTAAAAGACAGGCAGCAATTGCTGCAAGTGAATTTGAAACTAGAAGAAATACTGGAGAAAATATCCTAGAAAACCCTGCTCTTTTCGATTATGCAGAAGATTATATCGAACTAAATGTCAAAAATCGTGTACGACCTGCAACATTAATTGCTTATCGAAATTCAATTAAAAGAATTGAAGACAATTTCCCAAACATCCCTCTAAAGTCGATTACACGCTCGATGTTCCAGGCTTTTCTAAACCAAATATCAATTAAATACTCTAAGTCTACAGTTAATCAAACTGCTGTGGTCTTCAGTCAAATAATGAAGTTAGCACTTGCTGATGGAATTATTGTGCGTGATGTAACTTCATTTGTTCAAATTCCAGAAAAAGCACAAGATAAACGTAAGATTGACTATCTAAGTCTTTCAGATGTAAAAGCTCTTGTGCAGCATATTAAGTCTAATTTGAGTACAAGCAAAGTTGGCCCATACTTTATCCTAACAGCAATTCAAACTGGAGCTAGACTATCAGAAATTGCTGCATTGACTTGGAATGATCTAACACCAACTTCAATTAAGATAACTAAGCAGCGTAACCGTGATGGTATTGTATCCAAACCTAAGACTGAAAGCTCAGTAAGGACCGTATCTATTACTAAAGAGTTATACAACATTCTTCAAGATTTAAGGGTCAATAAAAAGAAATTAATCTTTGAACAGCCAAATGGAATTGTCCCAGACCCCTCTTCTTTGAACTTTACCTTGCGTCGGCTTCTTAAAGAATGTGGAATTGAGCGACACGGCTTTCACTTCCATTCACTGCGTCACACTCACGTTGCGTTGCTATTAAATGCTGATGTTGATATATTGACAATAAGCCAAAGATTAGGTCACAAGAATGTCTCAACAACTACTGAGGTGTATGCTTATCTTTTAGATGAAAAGAAAAAATCTGAGGAAAGAAAAATAAAATCTGTTTTAGAAACCATGTGA